TAGTGATTATATATTCGACAAGATAATCAGGAATATTGGATATATTGGTTGTAGGTTGCGTAACATCTTTCCAAGTACTTGAAGTGACTTCTTGTGTAACTGCTTTTAAAATCGTCTTAGCAAGTGTATAGGGTGTAGCTGAAGATGGGAGTTCAGGATCTTCTCCTACCAACGCAAACATTTTCTTAATAGCTTCTTGTTCTGTCATTCTTTCACCTCCTTTCAATCTTTTGACTTACAAGCTTTCTAAAATAAAAGGAGAGGCCTGAACCCCTCCTCCTACGACTGTTACTAGATATTAAATTGTATTATCAAGAAATTGTAGCATTTTCACCTTTAATAAGGACTGTAGCTTCAGGCCTTAAATAACCAAAACCGACAGCCATTTTGGTTACGAGCCAGTTACCTTGTCTTCTAATATCATATTGTGTTTCAACCATTAAATCTCTTAATTTAAGCATAGCCGCAGCTTCAGGAACAAAAGCAAGTCCAAGAACACCAGGATCATTTGCATCAGCTCCAGCTACTGTAACTCTATGGTCTGTCCCGCCTTCTGCTGAATAATCATTACCAATTGTAACACCAGCTGAAGTTGGGACAACTAATGGTTTTAATGTGTTAGTTTTAACAATATTGAATCCAAAGAGTTCTATTATTTTACCAGTTGCTATAGAGCCTTGGCCTCCATAGTCTTTATCGATTGCGCTTAAATATTTGAATAATTTAAAGTAAACAGCAGGAGCCACAGCTAAATATCTTTCACTATCATCTACGTTGTTTTCATCAAGTATTTGAGCAGCATTTGCAATAGCATCAACAAGATCAGAAGCCTCTACACTTGCAAAATCAGCACCGGTTACTGTTATATCATCTGAAGCTGCTGAGTCTTGTGTTGCTTTTAAGAGAACAGCTGCAATGTTATAATCTACATTCTTAGCCATTGAATAAGCAAGTTTCTTTGCGTATTTACTTCTAATTTCAAATTCATTCATCCATTCATCAATTTCTGCTACAATAGTGTCTGCTATAATTAGACCATCAATGTTAATAACTTTTTCAGTTTGTTCAAGCTTGGAGCCAGTAAGTTCATCTACTCCAGGTCTAAAAAGATAAGGGTCTCCAGCATCTTTAATGAGTGGAAATCCTGCACTCTTTCCTGAATTGATTGTTCTAGTCCAAATGAGATTCGCAAAAACATTCTTTTGTTCGTATTCTGCTAAAACTTCACCAGCAAACTTCTTATAAAAAAGCTCTCTAGGATCTGATCCATTTAAATTTTGCCCTGGTCTGGAATACGTCATTGGCATATGTTATTCGCCTCCTTATTAATAATAATTTAAGCTGTCTAAACACGTCTTTCCGCTCTTTATGCCTGACCACAGCCAAGCATACTAATAAGCTAATAATAAACTAAATTTAGCACCAATGACCTCAGCCATCAGTTCTGCTTTTTAGACAGCTTTAGGAGGCGAATAGTTCACACAATCGTAACAGAAATGTAAAAGGCCCGAAGGGCCCTAATTTAGAACTTACTTATTGCTAACCTTTTATCTACTAACTCTCGGAATTTAGGATCTTTCTTATATTCAGGCTTTTTAAGATCATCTACGAATTCTCTATAAGATTTATAAGGTTTAACTGCTGGTGTGGACTCTGGAGAAGTCCCATGCAAAGTGACTGCTTCATTTTGATTAGCTTCAAGATAAACAGCTTTAAGCCCCTTTAAAGCCCACTTCATCATCACTGGATCATTGCTTTTCATTAAGTTATTGAACTCTTCTCTTTCAGCTGAATCTAAATTTTCATTTGCCCATGTCGCGATTTGCTCCCATTGTTCTTTACCACCGACAACATCATAGAGTCGATTAACTGTCTTAGTAACTTCAGCTTTAAGGCCTTCAATAGCGAGCATTGCAACTTGCGGATCAATACCTAGCTCTTCAATTTCTTTTAAATCTTCATCAGTGAGTTCATCTTTAAAAGCATATTTTTGTAACTTTTCAAGCATCTCTTGTTTTGACTGTTCTTCAGTCTTGTTTTCAGATTCTTCTTCTTGTTCTTTCAATAATAAATCTTCTGGTGCAGATGTCTCTTCTTTAACATCTTCTTTAGATTCTTCTACTGGTTGTTCCTGTTGTTGTACTTCTTGGACTTCTTCTTGGACCTTCTCTGCTGTCACTTGAATGACTTCTTGTTCTTGCTCTTGTACAACTCCCTCACCATTAACACTAATCTTCTCAGGCATCTGATCAACCTCCTTTATTCAACTTGGGATTGTTGTTGAGCTTGTTGAATTGCAGCTTGGCTCGCTTGCGCGCCTATTTGAGCTTGCAATTGCTGAGCCATTAGCTGCTGTTGCTCTATCATTAACTCTTCTTGAGTTTTGATAAGCCCTTTAGCATTGATATTAAGATTATTAAGGACTCTCTTAAGATAGCCTTCCCAATTAATGTATTGAAGAGCATCTGGGATACCACCAATCATTTGAAGCATAAGCATTAATTTGTTCAATTGGGCTGTTTTGCTAAGCACTTCAAAACCTGTTGTAATAGTGACATTAATATCTTCTTTAGGCATCTTAGGGATCTTGCCTTCTTTCATTAATTTATCAAAGACAAGTTCAATTAAGGCTCTCTGAAGCTCTTCAGTTAAAAGCGTATAGACACCACCAAGGATTTGCTCAAGCTGCTCGGTAAGTCTTCTAATCTCTTCAGCTGTGACTCTTTCAGCGTTTCTAGGAGCAAAAATTAGGAACACTTGATTAAGCCTTGTTTCAAGATCCACCATTTGTTGATAAGCTATTCTAAAATCTGGAAATTTATTAAGCTGTAATGTTGTAACATCTTCGGCCCGCCCATCAATGATATCACCATTTTGTGCATTTGCTAATTTAACTTTCTCAGTAAAGCCTGCTGGATCTATTAAGAAAACTGTTTTAGCAGACATTAAAGCTCCTTCTTTGGTGGCCCTTGTAAGAGACTCTAAAGTTTCTAAGTCACCAAGATGCTGTTCAATGAGTCCTCTACCATATTTAGTAGCGGTCCACCTAAGCACTAAAATAGGCAATCTTTTAACAGTCCTTCGCGTTTTAGGCACCTCTATGTCTTCAACTTCTTGCCACATCTCCCATTTACCATCAACTAATTTAGCTCCAGTATAAAGTGTAACTTGTGGGTTCTCTTGATCTATTCCATTTGACTCACCTTGAATGTTTTTAGTTTCAACAAATTGTCTAATATTCTCAGGTAAAGCATCGATATCAATAGTCTCTCTAAGGATAACTTCAGTAAGATTACCAGCTTTGTCTCTAGAAACCACATAGTCTCTTAGAGAATAGAGCTTTAAAGTGTCTTCAGTGTACCAAAGGGCCACATTACCTGTGATTATAAGATGCTTCATAGCTTCAGCTAAAACAGATCTAAAGCTCTTTATCTGATTAATCTCTTTAAGAATCGCTGTTTCAGCTATTGAAAGGATCTCTTCAACACGTTCTAAATCTTTAGGTTCTAACATCTGTTTAACATCTTCATCTAAAGTCAAAGTAAAGAAGCCGCCATCAGGCGGGAATAAAGTAAGTAATAACTTTGACATAAGATTATTAACACCACGAGCTCCTACAGATTGATAAGGTGTCCCTAGATCTGTGTTTTCATCAGTTCCCTCGGGCGGAAAGATATATCTTAATGTTAATTCAGACGCTCGTTCAGCCATATACAAGACACCATGTCGCTGTCCATTAAGACGTTCAAATCTTTCTTGCAGCATTATCTCCCACTCCTTCCTCTTTTTGAGCCTTTAACGCGTTTATTAAGTTGCGCACTAGCTCCCTTTGCCCAGCGTACATCCAAATTCTACGTTCATCTTCAGTAGGACTTGGGCATTTTTCAGGATATAATTTATCAAGCATTTTAATCAGATCTTCAGAATATAAAGGAATTCGCATTATCTCCCTCCTTTCTTATTTTTAAAATACAATATCTGTCGTTCTCTTTTTAATGCTGCTGCTTTTGTCTTGAACTCTCCAAGCTTCTTCTTACCATCTTTTGTGTAAAGAATCCACTTATTGCCCACTTTCTTGATCATAATTCATCCACCTCACAGCTCCCAGCACCACAAGCAAATGTTGTATGATTAGTTTGCCCTGGTAAGTGTAAATGAATCTCTAGTTCAGCCCCAGTATTAAACACACTTTTCCATTCCTTTAAACGTTTTTCAAATTCTTCTTTAGAAATCTCTTCATAAGGCGCTTGTTTTAATGAATGAAATTCTGGTAAGAACGTGATGCCTATCAGCTCTTCATAGTTCTTTTCTAACCATTCTTTTACATAGTCCCATTCACCATCTTTGACTGTAATTGTAGCGCTTGGGTTGTGATCTGTCCAATATTTACGTAGCATCATGTAATAATCTAACTGCTCTTTAACATCTACAGGCTTATAATTTGGTACATAGAAGGGAAACTCCATCACAACAGTCTGAGAATTATAAACATCCTCTTCAAAATGTAATGGAAATTTCTTAAGCTCTTCTAATAATGGATCATTTTTATTGATTCTAATACGCCTAATATAGAATTCTGAATGTGCTGGATGAAGTCCGGGTGTGACACCTAAAATTTGAGAAGCTGTGCCTGAAGGTTTTACAGTTGTGACTGCTGTAAATTTCATATTAAGCTTTTTACCAATCTCTTCAGCAACTAAATGAGCTTCATTCCTAAGTACTGAAAGCCATTCTTTAGCAGTATCATTAACATGGCCTAAATGTTTATGCATTCTAAGACCAGTTAAACTGACACCAAGTAAAGGTTCAGCCTTAGCATTCAGTTTCCAGCCTGCTCCTAAAACGCCCCTATAATTAAGATCTAAGGCTTGGAGAATAGCAAGTACTGTAGCATATTTAACTCTCTTCATTAATGTTGTTAAATCTCCATTAGAAGCGTTGACTTCGACCAAATTGCAGAATTGATAAGGTCTTAAAAGAACTTCACCACAATTGTGGCAGACAAGTCCGTTAACAACACCTGCATGTGTCTTTTCCATTGCAAAATCGTATACAGGATGATAACCAATATCTTCAATAGCAATAACTTTTGGTGACTTTTCTTGGATCAAGTCTTTAAGAGCTTCTTGTTTATACTTGTGAATAAACCCAATTTCTTGAGCGAATTTAAAAATGCTCTCAGCACGTGAAATATTAACATCATAACTCTCTTTACAGATATAAACACCATTGCTAAATTCAACTTCGTGCTCTCTATTTGTAGTAATATAAGCTTCAATATCAAAATACTTCTTTAAGAGTTCCTTTAATTGTAAAGCTAATTCTTTATTAGTTGTCTTTAAAGCGATTCTATGGTGTGTAATTACTGAACCATTTGCGCTATATAAACCTCTTAAAAACGAAGCTAATTTGAGTTTATCGTATGTCGGTAATTTGGTTGGAAGTGAGCGTTCTGGTAATGTTTTAAATTGAAAACCATATTCTTTTAAAACTTCATTGAATTCTCGTGTATAATAATAATATCTTGCTGGTATTTCTTCATCATTCCCAAAAACCATTCTAACATCATCATCTTTTTTACTGAATCTGATTTCAACACCACCTTTAGAAATAACACTAGTAAGAACACCATCGCCTTGTAAAAAGCCTAATTTAAGCCACAATCGATCATAATGTTCATTAGGTTTAATTTCATAATAAGAATGGTGTAATATCCTACGCCCTAAACTATCTTTAGCTTCAATCCAATCTAACGTTTCAGCATCCATGATTCTATGATCCGGAGTTAATTCCATTATTTCATTATTTGAAAGTTTAAGCCTAATAGCATGTTTAACACCGGTTTTAAAAACTCTACCATTAACATATTCATTGTCTATTGGAGACCAGACTTTAACTTCTTGGCCATCTAAAGAGCCGATAGATTGATAACCTTTATCAGTCAATAAAGGCATCCAACCAAGAAAACAAGGATTGGTCCCAAGAGAGTCATTAGCTGGTACTCTCCCAACAGCTTTAATTTGCTTTTGAGCAGCTTTTCTATTAAATATCCCAGGTTCTCC